TGAAGACTTCCAAGGAATTATGAAACAAATCAGAAAGAAGGACCATCAAATTGAAAATCCTAAATTCTTTGTATTTGATTTTTTAACCTTAGACGAATTTGATGATAAGGTTGGAACTACACCTCTTACCGAGAGACTTAAGAATGGATATGATATTCTTCCAGAAAACATTAACTCTTCTATGTTAGAATTCTTACCACAAGAACAATTAACTACCGAGGAGCAATTTACTGAAATGGCAAAAGAAGCCGAAGAGGCTGGGTTTGAAGGAATCATGGTTAGAAAGAATATTGGCTATGAAGGTAAAAGAAGCCATAATCTTTTAAAGGTTAAAAAATTCCATGATGCTGAATATACAATCCTAGAATGTATGAACGGTACAATGAGATGGACAGAAAATGGAAAACAAGTTGAAAAAGAAGGTTTAAGTAATATTATTATTGAACATAAAGGTAACCGTGTAAGTGTAGGATCTGGGTTCTCTAAAGAACAGAGAGAACATTACCTTAACAATCATAATGAACTTCTAGGTAAAACTGTAACTGTTCAATATTTTGAAGAAAGCCAAAACCAAAATGGTGGATATTCATTAAGGTTCCCAGTAGTGAAACACATATATGAGAATGGAAGAAATTGTTAATGTATCCATTCCATATCTCACCTGTGGTGAATCAACAGAAATTAACTAATATATATTGTATGGAATTATTTGAAAAGTATAGAAAATGGGGGAAAGACATAACTGTCTTTGACGTTGATGATACTTTGATTGTAACCAAAAGTAAAATTAAAGTTTTTAATCCAAAGACAGGGTATGAGATAGATCTTACGCCACAAGAATTTAATACATTTAAAACCAAGCCTCATGATGAGTTTGATTTTAATGATTTTAGAGATTTAGAAATTCTTAAAGCCGGTAAAATAATTGATTGGGTTTTTAATATACTTAAAAGAACAATCGCAAAAGGTACTGCTGTTGGAATTATCACCGCGAGAGATGACTCAAAGCTTATCTATGATTTTCTAATGCATAACGGTGTAGATGTTAACCCTGATTTTATATTTGCAATTAATGATCCTAATTTAGGATTCACGGGTTCTACTGCACAGAAGAAAAAGGACGCATTTATGAAATTTGTTCAAATGGGATTTAGGAATTTTAAATTCTTTGATGACGATAAAGAAAACATAAGAATTGCAAACAGTCTTAATAAAGATTTACCTGAGGTAAAAATGAAGGCTACTTTAATTAAACAAAAATGGATCCCAAACTTCAGCGACTTCAAATAAAGTTAAAAGCATTCACTAATATTTTATTAAGTATTAGAGATCTTTCAAATTCTTCTACTACTAAGGTTGGTTGCATGGCCTTAAAAAAAGACTTTAGTAAAATAGCAAGCTTTGGGTATAATGGCTCTTATAGTGGAGCTGAAATTAATAATGATACTGGAACTGAAGAAGATTCTTTGACACCAGGACAAAGTGGATTTATTCATGCTGAAGTAAATATGATTGCTAAGTTTCAGGAATATGATCCACAAAATTATATAATACTCTTAACCTTATCACCGTGTAAAATGTGTACTAAGATTCTGGTTAATGCAGGATTTAAACATGTTTATTGGATTCAAGATTATAGAGATACTGCTCACCTTGAAATTTTTAATGAATGTAATGTTACTCACGGTAAAATTTCTAACCTAGTAAATGACTACCACACAATAAAGAGCTGAATATATACAAAAAATAGTATAGCCTCTTGGTCGTTGAAGCATTAACATTTAAACTTTCTTTAGACTTTTTTGTTTACTTAAAAAAGTATAAAATAGCAGTGTCAAAAATTCGCATGAGATTTTTTGATATAGCTGATAATAAATCAACATACACTGATTTTAAAAGCATTAAAGAAATTGAATTATTTTACCAAAATAATTATGTACCTTTTGATCCATGTTTCGTTGGAGACTTAGTATCCATAGAAGTGTTTATAGGAGCTAGTGATTTATACGGCTTTACAACAGAATACAGATGTGAAGATGTATCAGGTATTTTTAAACTTACCTCAGGTTCTTCCTTTGATATACAACGAAATAAACAAAGAGAGGTACTAACAAATAGGCAAGTAGGTTTTATAAACAAAGCGGTGGAAGATTACCAAGCATTTTGGAATGAGATCAACAGAATATATACAACAGGCATTTATTCACCATGTTATGCAGAGCCAGGCTGGTCAGAAGGAACTTGGTATTTAAATCAATTAAGAATAGCATTTACAGAAAAGGATGATGTTGCAGAATTTCCTTATGATGATGTTAATATTATTCCTGAACCTCCTGAATAAATAAAAAAAGAATAGGTTAAATGGCATTCAATCTAAAAGAATATATCCTCTATAGAAATGAAGTTAAAAGGGAACTTTTTAATGGTGAGGTAGATGAAAATTTTAAGGCAGTAGCAAACCCGTGGGTAGATAATAGAACATACGACACTGGTCATATTGTGTATCACCCTGTAGAAGTAATAGAACCTAGTGGCTCCACTAGTGTAGTATCAGAGACATTAGTTTGGTGGAGAGCAAATACACGAACCACACAAGGTACATTTGTAACAGATGAATGGGATATTATTGGTGGTATTGGAACTGGTGATGTAACTGTAGGTTCAGCTAATGGGTATGGTAAAATAGTTGTTAATTATACAGGAGTTACGCCTTCATTAGGTTCTGCTAATGATTTTGAATTAAATTCTTCGATCGCAAATGATACATTTAGATTAATTGCAGGTGACGGCGTTCAATTACAATATGACAGTACTGTTAATGCAATTAAATTAATTAACTCTTCTGCCGGTGGTGAAATAAACCAAGGGCTAAATATAGGTATAGGCACAGGTGTCCAGAATATATTTGGTGGAATGAGTGGTACTACTTTAACATTCAAAGGACTTAACGCATCTAATACATATACAACATTAGGTGAACCTTTAGCTGTTGCTACAAATATACCTAATCAATCTGTTGTTTATAATTTTGATTCGTCTTTAATTGATTTAGCAACACTTAATAATAATAATACTGATATAAATAGCTTAGGTAATGTTAATGCATCTTCTGCTAGTTCATCTGAGTTTTTACAATATGATGGTCAGAATTGGGTAAATGTAACAGCAGCTGCTGCTGGTTTACTTGGTGCTCAAGGTATAACCGGTAGCCAAGGACTACAAGGTTTACAAGGTAATGATGGTTTTGGTTTACAAGGAACTGTTGGTGCTCAAGGTATATTAGGAACTCAAGGAATCCAAGGAGTACAAGGAAATGATGGCTTTGGATTACAAGGTACACAAGGTGTCCAAGGTGAAGCTTCAACAATAGTAGGTCCTACCGGATCACAAGGTGCACAAGGTGCAGGGTCCCAAGGAACAAACGGTGGAACCGGTTTACAAGGTTTTACAGGAATACAAGGAACTAAAGGTGATGCTGGTGGTTTTGGTGGTGCATCTTTTGATTATCAATTTAATATAACCACCGTTGTAGATGATCCAGGATTTAGTTATGTTGCAGTAAATAATGTAAACCAAAATGTATCTACTATAATGTCAATTAATGACTTTGGTGTTACCGGGAATAACATATCAACATTTTTACAAACAATAGCAACTTCTACAAATCCAATTAAAGGTCATGTTAGAATTACAGCTCAATCTGATGCTAATGAATTTATACTTTGGCAAATAACTGAAGTATATGACAGGCCTTCTACTGGAGGTACATGGTGGGAATTAGAAGTTGTACCTGTTGCATATACTGAAGTTGCACCGTTTACAATGGATGAGGATGTTTTATTATCATTTGTTGTAACTGGTGACCAAGGGCCTGCAGGACCGCAAGGACCGCAAGGTGTACAAGGAACTACTGGTTTACAAGGAGTTATAGGTGTACAAGGAACCCAAGGAACTCAAGGTTTACAAGGAACTCAAGGTTTACAAGGAATTGATGGTTTACAAGGAACTCAAGGTTTACAAGGAACTCAAGGTTTACAAGGTTTACAAGGAACTGATGGTTTACAAGGAACTCAAGGTTTACAAGGAACTGATGGAACACAAGGTTTACAAGGAACACAAGGTTTACAAGGTTTACAAGGTTCAGGTTCTCAAGGAACACAAGGTTTACAAGGTGTACAAGGTTCAGGTTCTCAAGGAACTCAAGGTTTATCAGGTTCTATAAGTGGATCCGTTGCATACGGTTCGTTAATACTAACTACAAATGATTCTTCTTCTATAGGAATTGATACTGCTGCGTCTGGATTTGATCGAGGTATACCTTTTAATTCAGGTGAAAGGAATCAAATGGGATATCTCAATATAGGTGGAGGTGGCCCAAACCCGACTGGGACATTACAAATAGATGCCGCTGAAGCTGGCGAATATGCATTAAATGTTTCAATAACTGGATTTTTAACCGGTGCTGTTGATGATGTTGCAACCGAGGTGCTACTTAATGGAGGTCCTTATGGAGTTTCAGGAGAAACTCAGGTAATAACAAATATAGATGGTAGTACTAATATATCAATGGTTGATATTTTAGATCTTAATGGTGGTGATACTGTTGGCATCATAATGAATGCCATCACATCTGCTAATACCTTTACAATTTCAAATGCTAGTTTAACATTAACAAAACTTGTTGGTAACGGAGATCCTGGCGCACAAGGTACCCAAGGTTTACAAGGTATTTCTGGTTTAGGTAGCCAAGGAACTCAAGGTTTACAAGGAACTCAAGGTTTACAAGGTTTACAAGGAACTGATGGTTTACAAGGAACTCAAGGTTTGCAAGGTTTACAAGGAACTGATGGGACACAAGGAATTGATGGAACTCAAGGAACCCAAGGTTTACAAGGAACTCAAGGTTTACAAGGTTTACAAGGAACTGATGGTACGCAAGGAACTCAAGGTTTACAAGGTATCATAGGTACCGGTACTCAAGGAACCCAAGGCTTACAAGGAACTGTAGGAAATACCGGTTCACAAGGAACTATAGGAACAACACCGCTAAATACAGGCTGTGAAATAATACCAGGTGCTGAGGTACTTATAACTAATTCAACAAATGCTGGAACCTTTGCTATAAATAATTCAAATGCCACTGCTGTTACTCAAGTGTTTGTAAGCTCCACATCATCAAGTACATTAGGTACTGCGATTGCGGGAGATAGAATATCGCTATCACAGAGTGATGGTGAATCTGATACATATCTGGTTAATAATGTTGTAGTCGGTCAAGTAATGGGCGTATCTTATATTGGTGGTTCTGGTCAAACATTCTCTTCATCAACTGATACTGTTTATTGTATTCAACCGCAAGGTGTACAAGGAACTACTGGTTTACAAGGAGTTATAGGTGTACAAGGAACCATCGGTCCTAAAGGTGGAGGTGGAATAGGTTCCGGTTGTATACCTGGAAATACCGTTGGTTGGGACGGCGTAACTAATACTTTGTCTTCCCCACAAGCGGATCAGATTGCATTGAATTCTTCTGGTACCACAAGTAGTGTTACTATAATTTATATAGGTACTGATATTAACCATCCAGTTACCCTTAGTGTGGGTGATACTATTTCACTTAGGGTATCTCTTAATGGTATAGACGCATTATATACAGTAAACAGTATTACAGCTAATGTTGGATATGATGCTTTAGGTGTTACATTCCAAACTGGAAATTATACTATAGCAGCTGCTAGTGGACCTTCAATTAACACCTATACATATTGTATATACCCTGCACCTACGACAGGAGCTCAAGGTACCCAAGGTTTGCAAGGTTTGCTTGGTACAGGTGCCCAAGGTATACAAGGTGTTAGTGGAGCCGGTGGAAATTCTAGTATTGTTGTCGCAGAAGGTTCAATGGCTATAGCTGGAGGATTACCTAGATACATAGGAGGTGATTTATTAAACTCTACTTTCTTGATAAATAACACTGGCGATGTTAGTGCCACATCAAACCAAGGTCTTGGGTGGGCTTCGTCTAATTGGACTGGTCTAGCGCCCGGTACTGGTGCAACCATAGTAGGAGGTTCCGGCTCAGCAGATTTATTTTGGTTAGCTACATCTGGTATAATACTTAACAATAGTTATACTGACGGAGATAGTTTTACATATAGGGCTACATGGACAGCAGAAAGCTCGGTTAACTCATTCTCGGTTCCTGTAACTGGAAGAATAGTGGTTGCTCTATATAGATGGAAGTGTTCAAATGAGCCATTGAATGGAACTGGTGAATATGAATTGATTTCTAATGTAGCCAACTCACTTACTATGACTGTCTCTAACCTTAATAGCGGGACCGGTCGAGCTCAAGTATGTATGAATAGTATTCTTACAATAAGTGGTGTTAATCTAGACCGATTTGACGATCGCTTAATAATAGCGGTTGCTACGGATTCAGTCTCAAATGATGACAATCCTTGTAGTAATGATCTAGGATGTACATGGAAGCTTATTGAAGGAGCAGATGCGTCCCCTTAATTAAACAATTTTCTTTTTCTGAGTATAATAATTATAAAGTGATACAAGTATGGAAAATACAGAAGAAGTAATCTTACAATGGATTAAAGGTGATAAGTTTGGTTCAGTTGAAACTATTAAGTCTACTGAAGGTGAATGGACTATTTTTAATAGCGGAGGTAGAATAGCAACAAACTTACTTAATGAATTTTTAGAACCTGTGGATGGTGACCCTTTAGATTTTAAACCACCTTCACCTGCTTTAAAAAAAGCAGCCGATATTTATAAAGAAAAAATACCAATACAAGAAATCCCATCGTCTCCAATAAGAACTCTATTTGACAAACAGAAAAAGAATGATAAGATAAAGCTTAATCTTACCTTTCCGATAGAAGTTCCTAAAAAGGCTATATATGAAATTATTAGTTCATCATTTGATTTAGATGAAGTTAATGATGAATTAGAATCTTTTATTAAAAATCAAATATCAGATGACTTAATCTTAGATAGTCTTTTTGATAGTATCACTGAGCTAATTAAAACCAGGTATAAAATTGACTAAGCAATTTAAGCTATAATATATAATAAAATCAATCATATGACACAGGCACCAAACAGAAGACAGAGAAGATTAGCAATGAAGTATCAAGGACTTCTTAAAGCAAAAAGTAAATTACCTTTTCATGAGTGGATGGAAGTTACTCGAGAAAATATTAAACGAGGGAAAGAGTTGCATGCAGCTACAGTAGACGCGCAAGATAAAAGAATATCAGAACTTTTAGAAAGTATGGAAAGTCAAAAGATAGTAGCATGGAAAGAAATAGGATATAATGAAAGTGAGATTGAAATGCTAAGAGAAGCTAATGCTATCCTATCTGTTAAAGATAAAAAAACTTGGCATACTGATAAAAAGATTGCTAGGAAGCTAATGAAAGAAGCCAGAGAATCTTTAAATAAAAGATTAAATGATTAAAATTGTTTTAGAACCTGCCAGAAATGGAGTAATAAAAAGAGTGATTAATGATAATCATGGTGGTGGTAAAGAACAGTGGACCTCAACCGATGTATTTGAATCTAATGAAGAACATAGGAATAAGTTTGAATATATTATGAGATTCTTTTATGAACTTACTGATGACTTAGGTTTAGATTGCGGTAATAAATTTGAAAAACAAGTTTTAAAAATTGGCACCGAGTGGGGAACTCATTATGAACCTAACAAAAAAGAAATAGAAAGTAAAATAAAAGAACTCCAAGCTGAGATCGATTTATTATCTGAATGGAAACAAACATAGAATTTAATTTCATATATTCAAAAGACGCAGTAAAAGTAAAATCGTTTTTAGGAAATGTACCAAGAAATATTGAGTGTATCAATTATATGGACATTTTTAATAAATTAACGAAAAATGATTTTTATCAATTTGAACCATCTGATGCCGTTGTATCTTCATACTTAATGAAACAGTTACAAACGGTATTTGATAGAAATGCTGTATCTATTTTTTATGTGTTAGGTAATTTAAATGAACATACTGTTACCGGGATAAAATCATATGTAGAGTCTTTGACTAATAACGACATAACATATAACATATATCATTCACCTGACATTAATGTAAATGGTAGCGCTAAGCTATTTAAAAATGTCATAGAGTTTGAATGAAAGCCCATAGAATATTTACCAAAGGACAAACTGTGTATTGCCTACTATCATCTTTTAGTAGGCCTAATGTTTTATTGCCAGTAAAAGGTCTTATTGTAGATACCCAATGGGATCCTATTAATCCTTTATATCAAATTCGTATTATTAAGATGTATGATAATATGAAGTATCTTAAGTCTCATTTTTTTGATATGAATTTTAAATATGAGTTTAATAATAGAGCTAGAAAAATGCCTATTAAAAAAGAAGACTTTAAAAATGTAAAATCATTAGAGGATAGGTTTGATGAAAGTGATAGAGAACGGTTATATGTAATAGTAGAATCTGTCATGTGTAAAAAAACTAAAAATGATTTACAAGGTTTGTTTGAAAAAGTTCAGTTTTATATAATATCAAAAAACCTAAAAGAAATAAGAGATATATCATCAAGGCCATTTTTTAAAGGTTCTCTTTCTACTGATAGCCCACAAGAGTTTAATGCTAGGTTTAAAAAAGGCTGGGTAGATAAATTCCAAAACGGAGATATTGACATCGATAAGTATCTCAACAGCTTAGGCTGAATATATACTAAAAATAGACTATAACTATGTTCGGAGGCCCTTATTCAACAAACACAACAGGAAATAGCAGTGTAAATGATAATACACCACCTAATCCTAACTCATCAACTGCAACTAGGCTAGGTGTTTTTGGTGGAGAATCTACTGGGTTTGCTCATGGGGTTGAAACTGCTATTGCTAAATCATTTTATTCAAACGGTGCTGTGCCTGATCAATTTGGTGTTGCTTTCGGTATGAAAGCTGTTATACCTAGATCAATATTTAATAGGTATGCATTATTTAATTTTAGAGGTATGCATGGAGGATTAACTGGTGGTAAACCGTTTAATGATTTTTTTGATAATGCTGATAATGCCACAATGGGTGGAAGCGATTCAAAGAATGTTTCTATTGCTAAGCTTATAGAATATTTTAATACTAATTATCCTAGAATTGGATATACTGCACAAGATTTTTTATACTGTAAATATTACAAACAAATTCCTGTTAATCATTTAATAACATTAAGAAGGTTCCCAACACCAGTAAATGATAACATATTTGATTTAAAAATGGATATTGCAGGAAAGGATCCAGATACTCCTAGAGCCGCTGAGAATGTTGATGCTACTCAAACTGCAGGTGTTACCGCTATTACCTACTTAGGTGAAAAGGCAGGTAATAAATTAGATGAAATTTTATCTATGTCTTATGGGTTAAATTATAAAGAAGTTAAATCTGAAATGGAAGATATCAGTAGCGGTGATGGTGGTTATACTTCTCAACCGTTTTATTCTAAGATGGGTGGTGTTGGTAGAGCAACAGCTGATGCATTTAAAGGTATCAGTTCAAGGCAAAAGTTTGCTAAACAGAATATGAGTACTGGAGACCAATTAGGAACCACTTATGCCAACTTTGTAATAGGTCCTGTTAATGTTATTGATTCTACTCAGATTAGAGATCGTGGTATGAAATTTTCAAATGACTTAAAACTTAATTTTGAATATGAACTAAAATCTCTTAATTATGTTAATCCTAAAATTGCAATGATTGACATCATTAGTAATATGTTAACTATGACTTATAATAATGGACAGTTCTTCGGAGGCGGCCAAAGATACTATGGTAGTGCTGGTGCAGTGGCTAGTCAATTTGGAGATATTAATAAATTAAAACAAGGTGACTTCAGTGGATATATTGGAAGTGTAGTTACTGATGTTGAAACCGGATTTAAAAGTGTGTTTGGTGGGGCTGACGGTAATGTAACGGCTGAAAGTGGAATTGAAGGAATACTTAAAGTTGGTAAAACATTATTAGGTAATATGTTAGGTGGTTTCTTAAGTGATAATGTTGGTGCTGTTTCCGGTACACAGGCATCTAAAGCTTTAATTAGTGCTGAGCCTACTGGTGATTGGCATGTTACTGTGGGGAATCCATTAAATCCAATTGTAACAATGGGTAATATGTATTGTGATAATTCAACAATGACATTAGGACATGGTTTAGGTTATGATGATTTTCCAATGGAAGTAAAATTTGAAATTGATCTTAAGCACGGTAAGCCTAGAGATAAAGGAGATATAGAAAATATGTTTAATGCAGGCCGTGGTAGAATTTATGCTTCAGCAGAAGGTGAAGAAGATATTTTAAATTTAGCAGGTTTAGATGTTGCAACTTATGGAGCAGTTAAGACTGGGAAAACAAATACACAAGCAACACAAGGTGCACCTGCCGGATCAGCAAAAAGCAATAAGATAAGTAACATTAAAAATAATCCAAATAAACAAGCTACTAGTGATTCAGCCGAGTATATTTCTAACACTGTTAGTATGTTTATTGATTCTTAATATAACTATTGAATATGAACGTAAAATCATTAACTTTAAAAAATAAATTAACTTTAGATAAAACAGGTGAAGGTTATTGGGACCTTACTGCACCATCATTTATTTATGATTCTGATCTTGGTGTTAGGGCATTACATTATGTTACTATGGATCAGATAGGAAGAATAGATAAGATATCAGAAATTTATTTTGGTAGTGGAGAATTCATAGATGCTATCTGTGTAGTAAATAATATCTTTAATCCTTTTAGTGTTAATGAAGGTGATGTTTTAGTTATTCCAAATTTAAAAAGAAAGGATATAGTTTATAAGAAACCTAATCCTGCGACAACACCTAACACTGCACAAGCTGCATACATAGATACTGGTAGACAGAGTGAAAAGGATCAAGGGAGAATGCAGAGACTTATTGAAAAAGCGAAAAGTAGTGAAGCAGGTGTCAAACAGCCAATGCCTCCTAATATGCTACAGCCTGGCCAAGAAGCAAAAACATATACTGGTGGAAAGATTCAATTAGGAACTAATCTAAAAAGTAAAAGTACATTAAAGAAATCTCAAACTAATTAATTATGTCTGCAGTAGAAAGAAATATATTAACTGTGGTAGAACCTACCATTGTACTTGATGAGCTAGAAATGACTGATGTTGAAAGCGGTTCAGAAAACTCGGATGGTGAAACTATGAAAGAAAAACCTTCAAAGTTTTCTACGATGATACCACTTATTAAAATTAATAATTATGAAGTACAGGGTGATAGGCTAGAAATGTTTGAATTAGAATCAACCGGGTTTTATCCAACATGTAGGTTTTCTTTTTATGATAGGGATGGTATGTTTACTGCTAGGTTTTTTCCTAAGGATGGGGATTTAATTCAATTATACATTAGATCACAAGGTGACGAAACAACATTTAAGCCAATAAGAATTGATTTTACCGTTGAAGATATTAAACCTTTAGGTGGAGGTGGTGCAACAAATACATCATCATTATTAATGGTTGAAGGTAGAATGAATGTACCAAATTTGTTTACAGAGAAGGTACAATTCCAGGATAATACTAGTTGGAATTCTTTACTTTCAATTGCAGAAGAATTAAAATTAGGGTATGCTTCTAATGTAGAAGATACCGCAGATCAACAAGTATGGACAAATCCTTATGATACTTCTGAAAAATTTATACAGGACATAACGTCCAATTCATATTTAAATGATGAATCTTTTTTTACTGCTTACATTGACCCTTACTATTATTTAACCTTTGTTGATGCTAATAAATTTTTTGGACAAGAAGATGATTTAGAAGCTAGCCAAATGTTTCAACAGAATGCAATGGATACTATGGGAAGTGGTGATGATAGCGAAACTAATCCAGATTTTCCAAATATGATAAGTAATCAATTAGATTTTCAAGGTACTGCTAGATACATATCAAAATATCAGCAAGTAAATAAGAGTGGTAAGATTAGTAAAAATAATGGATATAAAAGATATACACAATATTGGGATCTTAATGCAAAAGAATTTATAAGTGAATTTGTTGATCCTTTAACTAATGACACACCCGGTATGGTACCAGTCACTAAAGGTAGAGTAACACCTGAAGGTGAAGTAGAAGGACCAAGAAATGATCAAATTAAATTTAAATTCTTAGGTACACAAGGTGATAATGTTCATGAAAATTATTACTATGCATCTATTCAAAATTTCCAAAACTTAGCAGAAATTAATAAGTTAGGAATGGTCGTGGAATTAGATACTGTAAATCCTGCTATATTAAGGTATAGTAGAATATATTGTCATATGATGGAAACCGCACAGATGGTAAAAGGTGTTTTAACCGCTACCGAGAATGATGAGGATGCTCCAACTGATACACAAAGAAGAAAGGATACCCCTGATAATGCAGGGAGTGATACATCAAATGAATTCGGTGTTATTAATGAATATCTTTCTGGTTTTTATGTTATCACGGGAATAGAATATTTTATGACAAAAGGACCACAGCCTGGTGGGCAAGGTTTAAGACAAAGATTGCATTTACGTAGGAGGGAAGTTACTCCTACAACATAAAGAATAAATAAAAAAAATTTATATGCCTAAACTTGAGTTATATAATCCGTTGGATCCGAGAGGAGTTCCTGAAAATTACTTAAATGCTGATAAGCTAGGTAATTTAACAGGACAGTTTCCAAGTTCTTATGAATTTGCAAAATCCTTTGTCTCCCCATCATTTAGTGCTATCGGTGGAGGTAATGGTGTTACTGCTATAGACGATCCTACGTATTTAGGATTTAATATTAGGTTTGATATTATGAGTCCTTTATTTGCTGGGGCTACCACTGGAGCTCCTCAGCAACCTAGACCAGGTGGCAGCGATTCAGTAACAGCCGAACCTGGTGCACATAATACGTCAAACTCTCATCCAGCTGGAGAATCTGCCGTTGGTTATTTAGAGGCTATTGGACAAACTACCAGAGCAGGTTATTTAAAGGCATTCATTCAAGGCATTAGAGAAATAGAAATATCTAGGCCTTATTATTTTCAAACTATTGAAGGAATAACCGAAGCATATAATAAAACCATGGTTATGACGGATGGTTATGGTGGATCTGCAGATGGCGAAGGAATCACAATAGGATTATTGGAAGCTATTGATTTAAAGATGTCTGCTTTATTTAATTTATATAAAGCTGCATGTTATGATGTAAAATATAGAAGAAACATTATTCCTATTAACTTAAGGTATTTTAATTGTTATGTTGACATATTAGAAATTAGAAAATTCCATTCTGTTAAAAAGGCTACTACTGGAGGTAATCCTAATTCACCAGAAAATGATACAACTAAAATTGTAAATAATAATACTTCAACTATTACATTTAGGTTTGAGGAATGTCTCTGGGATCCTACTGCGAGCGGTGCAGTATTTGCTAATGTTGCAAATGATGGGAGTAGCTCATGGGCAACCTCATCTATGAAATGGAGTTATGGGAGATGTGAAATGGAGGCTCAGTTTTCTGGTTATGATTCAGCTATAAAAGATCAGGCAAAATTACAACCAACTTCAATAGATGGTAAAACTAATCTCCAAAATAAAATGTTAGATAAACAGAAGTTTGGTGATATTGTTGAAGGTAAGTTTGATGCATTTAAAGATAACCTTGTAAAAGGTGCAGCTAATTTTGCACAGAGAACAATTAATTCATTTACACAAGGGTTAGCTTTTGGTAATGTATTTGGTTTACGAAATGATATAGTAGGTGCAATTAATAATCCACAAGGTTTAATTAACTCGCTAAACGGTGCTGCCGTTCAAGCTTTAGCTGGAGAGGTATCACAAGGTATAAATCAAACTATAGATGATAATATATTTTCTGGACAAATACCTTCTGCGAGTGGCGACGATTTAAGTGGAAATGATAATATATTTAGTAATGGACCATCTGGGCCAGGTGGTGGTTTTAATGGCGGAAACATTTTTGAATAATGGGAAAATTAACAACTAAAGATTTAAAGGATGATAATCTTAAAGGTACTCAATGGATAGGAATAGTTGAGAACACTGAAGATGATTTATTTGAAGGTAGATGTCGTGTTAGAGTTTATGGTAAAATGGATCAAAGAGAAGATCCTGAAGATCCTGCCAGCGCATACCTTATGCCTACTGAATCTTTACCGTGGGCAAGACCATCCGTATCATCTTCAGGTGGAAGTAACACAGGAAGCGGTACATTTTCTGTACCTAAGATAGGAACTATAGTAAGAGTAAGTTTTGATAATGGTAATTATTATTCCCCAGTATACCATGAATCACTATACCCTTCTGATGAGACCAAGGCGGAGATAGAAGCAGCCTATCCTAATTCACACGTATTAATATATGACACTGCATTTGGGTTAACAGGTGATCTACAATCTGGTAGCACTGAAGTAACAAACGAGAGAGAAGGCGAACACATTAAAGTTTTCTTTACCGAAGAAAAAGGTTTGATGATGGACTATACCACAACGGAAGGTCCAACTACAATAAATATAAAGCCTGATAATTCAGTTGAAATAATAAATGCAAATGGAGATTCCATAGTAATGTTAAATGATGGAAATATAACATTTACTCACTCGGCACAATTTACTATAAACAGTGGGGCTAATACCGAAATAAATTGTACAGATGCTATTGTTAACTGTGAAAATACAATTATAAATCATGCATCATCTATTGAGTTAGGTCAAGGTGCTAGTGAAAAGATTGTATTAGGTGATTCTTTTATGGCATATTTTAATGGGCATAATCATGTTGGTAATTTAGGAGCTCCAACAAGTCCACCTATATCTCCAATGACAACTTCACTATTAAGCCAGAAAGAGGTAAAATCTTTATAAATATATAAACTATAAATTAAAACTTTAAACTATGCCTTTAGTACCACCCGTGATTAATTCTGCAATGGACGCAGCTTTCGTAGCTGGGATGCAAGCCATGACAGCCTTTTCAACCGGAGATGATCCAGCCAGAGAAGTTACTCAAGATCAAGTTATAGCCGCTGGCGCAGCTGCCTTTGCTGCAGTTGCTGGACCTGCAATTACTGCATATATAAAATCCGCTACCGTAGTTCCTGGAATTACTGTTGCTACCGCAGGATCACCTTCTGCACAGGTTGGTGCAACTACCGGCCCAGGTGTAATTGTATAATCTTAAACTATTAAATATTCTAAGGTATAATAATTGAATTCAATACAAGTAATATATAATCTATAATAACACTTTAATAAAAAAATAATGACAGAACAAGAAATCACAATCCAATTAAGTGATGATCCATTTGATACAAAGGTAGTAAAAGTAAAGGTACCTAAAGGAACTAAATTAATGTGTACTGAAATGTATGCAGCAGATGCAATGGCTTTATATGATTTAGCTGATGATGAAGCTAAAAAACTACAAATGTCTGAAGAGAGTACTAACTATATTACTCAAGGTGAAATTGCATATATCAAAAAAGAGATTCAAAATATTGATGGTGTAGATACTGAAGTTAAGATAGAAGCATTAGTAGATATATCAAGAAAGAATACAGCTGTTTGTAATTTAGAAAAAGAACCTAAAGAAATTGTTGACCAATTAGAAATTGGGATGTCTGTTGATATTAAAGTTAAAAGTTACAAGCAAGGTACTCTTTATGCATCAATCAGTGATGCAATGAATGAAGTAAAACGTAATGAGATTTACAATGCAATCGGAGATAAGACAATAGGTTTCACTGGTAAAGTTAAAGAATTAATTCATGGAGGATATTGGGTTGAAGTTGGTGGAGTACAATGTTTTATGCCAGGTTCATTAGGCGGTTTAAATAAATTACATAATTTTGAAAAACTTGTAGGTAAAGAATTAATCGTAATGCCTATTACATATTCTAACGAAAAACAAACTATAGTAGTATCTCATAGAGAATACTTAAGAACAATGATTCCTACTGCTGTAGAAAATCTTAGAGAAAATATCAAAGAACATATTACAGGTATAGTAACTGGTACAACTAAGTTTGGTGTATTTGCAGAATTTAATGAATCTTTAACAGGTCTTATACCAAAAAATGAATTGGATGAAGCAACATTAGAATTATTTGATAAAAGAAGTATTAAGCCTGGCGATGAAATTAATTTCTGGACAAAGGAGATAATCTCAGACAGAAAAATTATACTAAGTCAAGAAGGTCCTAAAATTGATCTATGGGATGGTGCTGATGAAAAGTATAAACCTATGATGATCACCGAAGGTAAAGTTACTAAGGTTACTAAGTATGGTGCATTTGTGGAATTAGAAAAAGGTATCAGTGGACTTATTCATAAAACTAAGTTAAAAAATACTGAAGTTTCAAAAGGTGATATTGTTAATGTTAAAATTGGCAGTGTAAATACCAGTGATCGTAAGATTACTATGAACTTAGTATAACCTTTATCCTGGTTTAGAATATATAAACAAATCAGGATAAATATGTATTCTAACGAACAACTTAATGCTATACATTCTTCAAAGATAGGTTTTGAATTTGAGTTCTTTTCAAATGAAAACCTTGATCTTACAAAAGATAACTTAGCGCAAACATTAAACAAAACAATTAGGATAGAGGAAAAGGCTCATAGTGACTTTGCCCCTACACAAGATATATTTAAATTAGAACCGGATAATTCTGGTGGAACCGGGATGATTGAGCTAGTCACAGGACCTCTTCCATTCGTTGAGGCTAAATTAGTCATGGCTAAAACTTTAAAATGGATTAGAGAAAACGGAAAGACTAATGAAAGATGTTCTATTCATGTTAACATTGCATTTGATGGAAAGAAGCTAGGTCCTATTACAAATATGTCTAAATTAGATATAGGTAAATTTGTACTTAATTTTGATGAAAACAAAGTATATGAAGCTTTCCCAAACAGAAAAAATTCTGTTTATGCAAAATCAATAAAGTTTATTATACCTTTGAGTGGAATGACTCAACCATCACCGGAAAAAAATCTTTGGAAAAACTATATGTTTGTCAAAGAGAAGTATTATGGTATTAATTTTGAAAAGCTACAAAAAGGTTATATTGAATTTAGGTATCTTGGTGGAGCTGATTATGAAAAGAAGTATTCTACGATACTTTCAATGACCGAGCATTTTATCACTTCATTATATGAAACATTGGTTAACCCACAATATAACGAAACAGATTTAAAAGTTTTAGACAAGATTTTAGAAAAGCATAAAACTGTTATTGAGTCTTATCGAACCTATTCTTCATTTAAAGAAAAATTTCCTAAAATACATTTAATGATAGATCTCCAGACTTATGATCAAATTATTGAAATGTATTACCCTAAAATTAGAGAAAAGATTTTTGATCTTATTACTAAGGCTGATATGAATGAAGGTTTAATTAATTATGATGCTGATACCGGTAAGATACAGATAAAGGATGCTAAACTTATGAGGTGTTTTGAAATAAATGGAGTTGATATTGTAGATTCAGTTATCCAAGGTAATATTGTCAATTGTGATATCTTTGGCTGCGATTTAAAAAATGCGTCTGTATTTGAATCAAATCTTTTTGGTGCTACTGTTACCGAGGATTGCAAAATAGAAGAATCATATGTTAGCAAAAATGTAATTTGTGAAAACAGTTATGTGTTTGGTAAGAGAGGTGTATTTAGCGGAGAGATGGTAGGCGGTATATTTAGACAGGGTAGAGCTACTCCGCTTGCAAGATTTGCCGATAATACTGAAGTAATAGAAATAGAAAAAATTAAGTAAAGATATGGCTAGAAATAAAAGCTGGTGTAACCCAGATTCACAAGAATGTTTAGATGCATTAATCAAAGAGATTAATGACGACTTAACAGTAGGTTGCCAAATACCTTTTACAGTACCTAAAAAAGAGCTTGCTCATATTATAAGTAGGGCTAAAGATTATTTTTATAAAATATATGAAGATAGCGTTGAAGAAATGTTTATTGCGTTACCTAGAAGCGCATGGGGAGAAGCTGCATTCAGACAAGGTATTAGTCACAATGACACTACAGGAGCTAACCCTAATGTATTAACAGAAAAGGATGTTAATAATCCTAGAGGAGTTGTTAAAATGCCTTCAACTGTTTGGGCAGTAAATAATGTATTCCAAATAAATGGATTCTCAGGTGAAGACGGTGGCTTTGGAGATAACTCATTTTCTGCAGGTGATCCGGATTTTTCATTAGATAAATTTATTTACTCTGATGTATATGGTGCAGGTATAGGCTCCGAGGAATTAATGTATTATGTAATTAACTCAAAATTTATTGATAATGCAAGACAGGCTTTACAGGCTCAGATATCATATAACTATAATAGGCTAACTAAAAAGTTTAGATTTATGGGGGAGCTACCAAAGAATGGGGCATGTATATTTCAAGTTTATAATACAATCCCTGATTGTGACCTTTTCCAAGATGAAGCTTTTATAAGATACTGTTGTGGTATGGCTAAAATTCAATTAGCTAGAATTGTAGGAACATTTCAATTTAACCTACCAGGTAACATTACTATAAATTATGATTTAATTTCAGGCGAAGGCAGAGATGAAGTTGATGCTATAGTTGAAGAGATAAAGGGCGATGAAGGTGTTGATTATTTTTTCACTGGATAAAATATAATCTAATACCCTCAAAAAATGTAGAGAATATATAATAAAAGAATATTCTCAATGATAAAAGAAATATACAGTAGAGACATAGATGCCCCTAAGTACAATGATGATGTAATCGAGGTGACAGATCAATTGCAGCAACTTATTCTTAAAATAGAAAATTGTTTGTTTACAAGGCAAGGTGATGTTTTAGGTTCTCCTAATATGGGATGTAATTTAGATGATCTTGTCTTTTCTTTGGTATTAAATGAATCTGTTATTTCACAGAGAATTAGCAATCAAATTCAGGCATACTGTTTAAACAGTAGCAGTTCTGCATTTGGTTTAGATGTTAGAGTACAATTTTATAGCACCGTTGAGCGAAACGGTTGTTTAGTTGATATTTACATAAATGAGGAGAGAGTCATTGGGGCTTTATTTTAAAATAAAAATAAAATAGTTAATGTCATTTTTTAGTAAAACAAGAATAAAAGCAACAGAGTTATTCTTTGATGCATTTCAGTATTTGCAGCGTCAGTATGATCAGGCTGGGGAAGTGTTTACACCTGCTTCACCGTTTGGCCAAATACTTACTGTTGTTGCAAACTTAGGTGAGTTAATTTTATTTTACATTGAAGCTGTTGCAACAGAACTTAATATAAGTAGAGCAAGAAATATTGAATCAATCTATGGATTATCTAGATTAACTGGGCACGATCCTACTAGAGGAATATCGGCACAAGGTATAATTGGATTAAGATTAAACACATCAGCTGCAGTTACAGTTGAAGGGGATTTTGTTCAGATATTAAATTACACAGAATTAGAAGTTGGTCAAAATAGTTTATCTTATTTTTTAAAATTTGATAGTGACTATATTAGATTAGAAAAAACCACAAGAGAATTTGTAAACGTGGAGTTAATCCAAGGGGAAATAGAAGACCAAACATTTACTGGTACTGGGTTAGATTTACAAAGTTATAATTTAACTACAAAGGATCCTACTGATCAATATATGGTAGATGTTTTTGTTGATGGCAAACTTTGGAAAAATGTTAATTCATTATATGATATGAATAACGGCGAAGAATCAGTAATGGTTAAAACTAGTGTAAATGGTGGAATAACAGTTTTCTTTGGTAATAAACAATTTGGTGAACCGCCTGCATTAGGATCAATCATAAAAGTAAAATATGTAAAAACTAGAGGATCTGCCGGTAATATAGGTGGTAAGAATTTAGATTTAAAATTTAAAGATCCTGCAACAGATGCACAAGGTAATGAAGTAAATCTTGATGATGTATTAGCTATAAATATTGTTAGAAACCCTATGTTTGGTTCTGATAGTGAAGACCCTACATTTACTAGGTTAATTGCGCCATATCAAAGTAACTCATTTGTATTAGCAAATCCTAATAACTATATTTACTATTTAAGTAAGTATGACTTCTTTTCATTCGTGGATGCATATAATACTAAGGATGATCAATATTTGGATGATGATAATATTATATACTTATTTCTTATCCCAGACATTGCTAAAAAGATAACGAGTGATAAAGATTATTTCAATGTCCCTGTTGAAGAATTTACATTGACAGCTGACGAAAAAGAAATGGTATATGAAATTTTAAATGAAAGCGGTAGACAAATAGTTACTGCTGAAGTTAGAATTAATGATCCTGTAATTAAAAGATATGCAATGAATATTGTAATAAGATATGTTGAGGGATTTGATAAAGATGAAATGCATGCATCTATAAGAGAACAACTCAGTACATATTTTATATACATTAATAGGAGAGACAGAATTCCTAGATCAGATATAATTTCAATTATTGAAAATGTAGATGGGGTTGATTCTGTAAATGTATTTTTTGTATCAGAACAAAATGAAAAGGCTATAGCCGATGGATTTTATGAAGTACCGGTATATGGTACGGATCCTGTTACAGACCAGAGAGTATTAATAGAAACTAATAAAATAAAATTAAATGCTGATGAAGATCCTAATTTAGGGTTAGATGAATTTGGTGATGTAGTTATTGGCCCAGAAGACTTGGCAATAATAAGAGGTGGTTGGGATGATAGAAACGGAACCTATTATGAAGATACACCTAATAAAAATGCAATCAGTTCTCTTAACATATTCTTTAAAGGTAGCATTCCTAACAACCTTTATAATAAAACTCAACAGTCTAAGTTTAATGATCTTAAGAGAAGTAGAGGAACTACGATTGCCACTTCCGGAAATTCAAGGAGTACTAACACTGGAAGGTTAAAAGATAACCCAACGTTAAAAGCAATAAGAGGTAAGTAAAATGAATAAAGCCACAGAGAAAAGAACAGGTATGCCTAGTGTTTATAAAGCCACTTACGAAGAGGGGTGGGAATTAAAAAACTTAGGAAATGATTATAACGAGAATCTTATGAAAAATTCTTTTTCTAATTATATGTTTAGGAATGAACGATTATCTACATTTTTAGATTCTTACTTAAAACCTATTATGACATTTTGGATTAATAAAGTAAAGTACCTAAGAATTTATTATAATTTTGGCGTACCTAAAGACTACCAAAAAATAAATTAAGATGGTTAATAATTGGAAACATTTAAATTTCTTTGATAAGAACGGTAAGTATCTTAACTTTAATTATAACCAGTCTGAAGATATGTGGTCAGGTACTATGTACTTGCCTGAGGTATCTATTGGTCTATTTGAAGTTGGTCAGATATTTATACTTGAAGAATTTGTAAATAAAACTACAAATTTAAAAGAATTTGGTTTTCCTCATGGAGTTGAAGTAGCCACTGGTACTCCTGGATCTACTGGAGGTGTTTGTAATTGGCAAGCAGAGTGGAGTACAACAGATCCTAAAGAAATATTTTTATTTCAATTTAATATGGACTTTGATACAGGTACACAGACTTCATTAGAAATGGAACCTGATGGTCCACCTTTACAAATAATAACAGAATTAGAAATACCTTTAAATTCAGATCCTACAGAAACTATTGACCCAGAAGGTTACACTGTTACGGATAAAATTACATCTGAGGCTCTACAGATTAATATTGCGATAAGATCCGAAACTGAAAATACATTTAAAAGAACTTTATGCATAAAGGATGAATGCACTGGTAAGTCTATAGCAGAAATATTAATTTACGGAGAAACTACAGGTGAAGATGAAAGATTAAAAGTAATGACTCAGAATATGGGTTATAATATTTTAGAGTCTGATAGTGAGATATTTAGAAATACTAATATTAAAGAATTACTTCCTGATTTTGACGAAGTTAATTTAAAGAGAAAAGAGATTATGATGGAGGGTTCAAATATTTACCCTTTCATTGGATCGTATAAAGGTTTAACTAATGCTATAAAGTTTTTTGGTTATGATACTTTAAAGGTTAGAGAGTTTTGGAAGAACGTTGATGCTAATTCACCAATGTTTGGAAAATACATTATGAGTAATAACATTGACATTGGTAATCCTACAGTCCAATTAAATGATAAAAAAATAACTTTACCTAATAAAAAATTTAGAAAAACTAGTTTATTTAGTTTAGTCTATAGAATTAATAATATTATACCTGACAGGTTTGATGAAGAGTCGTTACCTATAACAGAGGAAAATTACGATTTTACTATTGAGGAGATTTTAATTAAATTATTTGGATTAAAGAAAAAATTAGAAAATGAATTTTTACCTCTTAATGCAAGAATTAAAGATATAACAGGTGAAGCTGATTTTTTCGGTCTCTTAGAAGTTGTCAACACATTAAGTAGAAATGATAAAAAAGAAATTGTAGCAGGTATAGATACAAACTTTAAACTTTCAACTAATGATTGTATACTTATGGAAGATTTAAGATCATTTACTTCATTTTGTATAGCATCAGAAGGTATAGTAGATGAGGCTATAGTTAATTTCTGTAATGCTTATGTTGCCCCTTTATCACCAGCAAATGCAATAGGGAGAAACTTATTACTAGGACCTATTTATCCTGGAGAAGTTTTACCACCATCACCAATAGGCCCTGATTTAAATAGTTCTTTAGGTAGTGGTTATGATGGTAGTAATGTTACAGTGGAAGCTTTAGCTGATGCGTTCTTAGCATACTTTACTAGATATGCACCTAATTTAAATAGAGTAGGCGCATGGCCTGATGGGGAATCTTCGTATTATTTACCAGATAAACCAGGTATTCCTATTGGTGCAATGACAATTTTAGAAAATGATTCTTTTAATAATATAACATGGGATAATGTAGATTCTACATGGAATCAATTAAATGATGCAAATAAATTCTTTACATTTGATATTGATCCACAGGGTGTTGTTGCAGGTGATGTATTTACAATCAACGATCCAGATACAAATACTGGGGCAACATATACTGCAGTTGCAGGAGACACTGATACTGATGTAAGAAATGCTTTATATGATCAATTAATTTTATTGATAGATTCTTTTACTGAGCCTTGGATATTCTGGGATGTGACAAAAGAGACTGGCGTTACCGGTGATGTCATCAGGGTATTTGGACAAAATGTAGATAGGTTAAATGTTACTTGCCAATCTATATACGGTTCACAATTGCTATTCAATCAATTACCTGGAGAAACATTATTTACTTGGGATGGTATTGAAAGAGGAAATTTTGAAGAAATAGAATGGACTATCTATAAAGAAGAAACTGATATTTCACCATCATATTATAAAGTATTTAGAGGACCTCTATCACAGTATAATAAGTTACCAATAATATTACCGTATGTTGGAACATATAGTGTTGAGATGAAGCTATTTGATTTGTATAATAACATTTCATCTAATGTTAAGACTGATTTTATTTGTGTAGAAAGTAGAGAGGTTGAATATTCTGGATGGTATCAGGCAAGAAAGGCAAACTACAGTTGGAATAGTGAAGCAAAATATATTTGGAATGATTACGGTTCATTATGGAATTTACCTATAGCACCAACAGTTACATGGGATGAGGAAAGCCCTAGCTTATATGAATCATTAGATAGAGTTAATGCTATACTTAATAATTTTGGATTAGGGACTTCACCAGACTTTCAATTATTAAATTACCAAGATGATGGTAAAGCTAGTTTTAGTGGACCTTACCAATGGAAAAATTTAACAACCGGAGGATGGAATGATACTTATCATTTATGGTGGGATATGACCAGTACATCAGGTGATACTCCTGCATTCTTTCAATTTAAAGAAGTTCAGCCGGAAACTTATTTACAAATAACAGATTTAAATGGTGTGACAGCGGAACATTATTTTGACTCAACTGTAACTACATTGGCTGATGCTGCCGCTGGATTAAATGTAAGCACAGATCCTATTATTAACAAGTATGTATACAATGTTGTATATGACGCAACTAATAATCAAATGTTTGTACAAGCAGTCTGTAGATATTTTGGGTTGCGTGGTGATTTTAAATCAGTGGATATGGTATATGCAGATGGTGATAATGTTTGTCCTTCTACTGGAACCGGTTCACCGTGGCCAACTGGAGATGATAACTGTCCTAGTTTAATTTATAGAAAGGGACAAAGTATATCCAGTAACCCAACATGGAATACTGCTAAGTTTATTAATGATGGAAAGGTATTACCTAAGATGACATGGCTTATGTTTGTTTATGATAAATGTAAGATTCCAGGTAAAGGCCAGCCTAGATGGATAATTAAGAATACAACTAACTCCAGCGTGGCCGATATATATTTTGAGAGTAAATACTTAACTTATCTGTTTAAGATTCCAGGGAAATATGAAATCACTCTTGAACTTACAGATACGAATGGGAATAAATATAAAAAGGATAGAAATATTCTAGTAATTAAATAAAGAAAAGAAATGGCAATTAGCGTAACAGAAATTCTTGGAACAGATTCGTTATCCGGATCCAGACTGGTATTGAATGATAACTTCAATATCTTGACAAGTGAAATTAATGCAATGGAGGTTTATTTTAACCCCACAGCAGGAACACTTAACAATCTACAAAATGTACAAACAGAAGCATTAAGAGTAGGGTTAAGTACTGTCCTGTTAGACATTAATGCTTCTACATTTGATGTATTAACTAATGTTAGTATGACAGGTAATCTTAATCTTAACGGTGGCGGATTATTTAGAAATGATGTAGACCCACAAACATTAAATGATGGTTTTGCAACAGGTTCTCCTGGTGTAATTACTGTTGGTACGAGTACAGCAATACCACCATATACAGTGGAGAGAGTTGGCAATAGTACTGCAGTACCAATAACTATTCAATTAAATGATGGTGCAATTGGTCAAGAAATATTTTTTGTATACTCTGAAGCACAAACTGGTGTAGTTAATATCCAAGGTGCATCTACCCCATTAGTATTACCTGGCATAGCTCCTAGTAATACTAAGATTGAGTTAGATGCCTTAGGTGAAACTGCTCACTTATTATGTGTTGATGATGGAACAGGAAATGGTGTTTGGTTCTTAGTAGGTGGAACTGGATATACAATTAGTTAATAAAAAGAAAAACGATACATGGCAACGACGCCTTTAATTAAAACGCCGCAGGCGGATGGAGGTACATTTTATACCTTCTCTTCATCTGCACGAGATCTCTCAAAGACCCTTAACAATGATGAGCTTAAGTTGGTCTTTTCTAAGTTTGTGCTTTTAAATATACCGGATTTTGATAGACTTAATCCAGTAAGTTTTGATAGCTATGAAAACTACATGCAGTTTGATACTATTGATGGTATGATCTCAAGTGGTGGTTTAAAAGCTGACCCTAATGTTAACTTTACTGAAAGTCTTCAGAATTACGCGCTGAATTTGGAAGAGTTAATTATTAGTGATGCTTCATATGACAACACAACGCAAAGATCTGTTGCCGAGAGAGTATTCTTTAAATGGATGAAAGAGACTGGTGCAATCAGATTTAGACCTGCAACTAATTTAGAAAAAAATCCTGGTATAGCTCGACCTATTTTCGTAGAAGAAGATGAACAAACGACCGGTGATTATCAATACAGAAGAGTTGTAAAATACGTAGGTGATATTGATATTGTTAATAATGTTGATAAAGCAGGTGAAGCTTATACGGAACTTTATATTAATGTACCTACTGAAGTTGGTGGAACACCAACTATTTTATTTGATTCTATTTCTGATGCTAATTACCAACCTAGCTTAAAGATAACTGGTAAAGATGAATTTATATTAGGTCGTGGACCAAGTACAGTACAACCACAAGGATTAAGTATTAATGCTTTTTATGATTATGATGATGCCCTATTAGGAGATCCTGCGAATGGAGGTTATACCGACCCTAATGCAAATTGGATGAATCAACCTGATCCACCAACATTAACACAATCATATTTTACTGAACCGAATACATTTACAAATAGTGCCAATATAAACATAAGAAAGTATAAGGCTGATTATGGAAACCCTCCTGGCTTTGAAGGATCTGCATATGTTAGAAACCAATTAGATGGTATTTCAGTTGACTTTACTCCTAATGATTATGAACAGATAATAACTGATCCTAGTATTGCTACAATAGCACAATTTAATGGAACTGATTTAGCAAGTACATTTGAATTTAACGCCGTGTTAGTTTATTATGATATGGTAGATACTAGTAACACTGCAAATACTGTTACTAACCTTTATGGTATTTTATTAGTAGATAATATTACACCAACAACAGATGGTGGTTATATTCAAAGATACCCTAAATATAAACCTAATAAAGTTACAGGGCAAAATGGAAATAGTTATGGATTTAAAATCAATTTACGATTTGATGCTTCGCCAGGAACGGCCGGCATCGACACAATTGTTAATGACTATAATACATTTTCAATGCAGCTCTTCAGTGAAGCGACTGCACAGTTACAAGAATCAGCAAAAATATTCCAAACCCAGCAATTAGAAATATCTACATTAGATCAAAAGGTTCAAGCATTAGAAAATCAAATAACTAATGTAGCTGATCTAACTTCTTTACAAGCACAAATCACAAGTGTCCAAGATCAATTAGATAATGCAAACTTAGCTTTTGCCAATGACACAGTATTACTTGATCTTATTGCTAAAAACTCTGACGAGATACAAGGATTAGCAAATGGCAATGTACCAGTATCATTACAGTATAATACAGATGTTGTAAGACAAGGTCCTGGTATAACTGTTGATACTAATACTCCTAATCTAATAACATTATCATTAGCTACACAAGAGTATTCATTTGTAATACCGTTTGATTCTAGTGAAATAGTTATAGATGCTTTAAATCCATTAAATTTAAATGTAGCGGTTCCACAAGTATTTACTGAATTAGTTAACTATACTAACATGATGAGGTTAGATACTGTTAATGAAGCAGGCGGGGATTTAAATATTTATATAGATGACACTATGATACAGTGGAAAACTGGTCAAACTTTTAGGTTAGCTTTTAATAACAATTTGGATATAGGTTCACGAAATATAAGAGTATGGACTGATGCACCAAGTAGGCTTAATAATGGTTCATTTGGAGTTTCAGTAGGAGTTATTCCAAATTCAGAAATTTCTAAAAGGCCTATAATAGAATTTATATGTACAGAGCAAGGTATTCTAAATTTCGTATTTGATATCATTAAATAAATAATAAAAGAAAGAAGAAAAATAAATGGCTGAAAACAATTCAATATCAACAATGCTACCAGAGCTTCTTAGACTTTTTAATAATTCTTTAGAAAGTTTTGAGAAGGTTAATCAGGCCATAACTTCAAGTAATGAGTCGGTAACTATTAATATACAAAATAATGATGGAACCAATTCAAGAGTAACTATTCCTAGTTTTGGATTCCTTAAGAATTCAGTAGATAGATTACAGAATAATATTGATACTATTACAAATGTTGGTGGCCAAAATAGTTCAATAAGATTATCCGACGGTACTTTTAGAAAGTTAGTATTAGCTAAATTACCAACAGAGGCACAAGATTTAACTTCAATCAATTCAATTGAAAATTTTAATATTAAGCCTAATTGGTTTTTTGAAGAATTAATTAATCCTCTTCTTTATGTATCATTTGATTTAACAGGCCAAGTACCTATAGATACTGAAAGAGCAATAATTCAAAGATACATACTAAATACCAATACACAGAGTAAGATTAACTTTTTTAATAATACTTATAATGGTAGAGCTGATATAAATTATGATGATTTCTTACAGCAAATTGTTGAGAGAAATGTTTCATACGTACTAGATGAAGATGTTGTAGATTTGCCACCAAGGGTTAAAAGATATACTGGAACCTTTAGTGTACTAAGAATATCGGACGTTACTTCTACTGATGTAGTAAACGGTGCTACCGTGACGACACAAAGGAAACAATATAAACTAAACAAGATTTTTTATACCGATACAGAGGCTGATTTTGATGACACTGTTCAACTTTCAGTAGGTGATAGTTTAGAGGTTATGTCTAATCCAATAAGTACCAGATATAAAGTAACAAATGTTGATTCTAGTACAAATACAGTTATAATAGAATTAGTTGAAGGTTCTGATCCTGTTAGGATTGGGGCGGATGTATTAAAGATTGCATCTGCATTAGAAGATAATGTTCAAGTTGATGTTACGGTTGGATTTAATGAAAGGTGTATTACCTTTGTAAAGCCTATTGACCCTAACTCCAAAATACCTGCTGTTAATTGGTCCCCAGGTAGTGGATATTATACCAATACATTGACTACGATTAATGCTAATGGTGTTGAACAAACTCTTTCAGAATATTACCAACAAAGCGCAATAGATTTTGGTTCAATGCTTCTTTCTTTTGCTGATGATAAAATACCAACAACAAGAGAAGGTGTTAAACCTAATGCACCTGTTTTAAATGATAGTGACTTTTCAGTTAAATTAATTAATGGTCAAGTAAGTGAGTCATCTTCAATAGTTGAACTTACTGATCTTAATAATCAGAAAAATACAATAGAAGCTACATTAAAAGAATTGGATGGTGCTATATCTCAGAGTAGAACTAAAATACAGACTACTAATTACAAAACAGAAGTAGAGCGAGATGCTGATAAAAATGCATTACAAGGGTTAATTACAGAGAGGTCATCTCAGGCTGAATTATATTCTTCAGTCGTTAAGGAAATAGATGCTAAGGCTAAAGATAACTCAGTGTCCAGTATTACTCCTAAATATAGAGCTCGAGGTTTTTGGGCAATGCCAGAAGAAAAATCAACTCCTGCCACTGGATTACAATCAATTGTTAAGTTTAAAACTAGATACCGATATTTATCAAATGACGGTGCAGCTAACCCTGTAGACCAATTTACTTTTAAGGATGGGTCAGGTGATACACAAGGTGCATTTTCAAATTATAACATTGTAGAAAGTACATTAAGACCTAGAGCTAAAAGTTCTTTAACTGGAGTATATCAGTGGGTTGAGATTAGCAATGATAATGCAGATGCTGTTAATATTAATCAATTAGATATTCCTATCAGAAAAGGTGAAAAGGTTGAAGTTCAGGTTAAATCTATATCTGAAGCAGGATGGCCATCAAACCCGCTAGAAAGTGACTGGTCTAATTCTGTTATTCTTTCATTTCCTACTGATCTTAGTTCTGATAATGCAACAGAGGCTATCATAAATCAAAATCAACAAGATTTAGCTAAAGTATCATTAGAGCAAGATCTAAATGAAATGGGAATACAGGAACATTTAAGTACTTCCTTTGTTGCTAATGAAAATTATTTTGCTCATTCTAGTCCAGTAATTGCTTCAGGATTTTTATCAGAGAACCAAACACCTATCGATTTATTTACTAAGCTACAGCAGATGCAAGCTCAGTTAGATTTATTCCAAGAATTACTCGCGGATGCACAAGGTAATTTAGTGGTTACATTAATTGATGATCAAGGTAATGTACAAAATCTAAAACGAAATTCAGTAACAAAAGTATTCGCTGGATTCTATGCACAGGAAGTACAAAATCTCGATGATCCAAGAGGTGCTATTATATCTAAGACCTTCTTTATTAATTTAGCAAATAATGAACAGACTACATTAAGATTAATTTCCAGGATATCTGGTAACAGAAGCCGAATGGTTAAGCAATCAGAAAATCCTAATTATGCTGGTAATATTAGTTCTATCACAGGCGGTACTACTATATTACCTGCTACATATTCATGGTTAGATAATAGCCAGGCAAATCAAAGTAATAATCAGCCAACATTTAAAACTGATGATTCGGATTATAATACAATAAGAAAATACGATCTTACCCCTATCGTATTATCTAACCCTGATGTAAAAGGTGCAACAAGATATGGTCAAACTACTTCGTTAGCACCATTTCAATCAACACAAAACAAAAACCAATTTATAAATAGTAGATTTAGTGACGTTTCATCTGAAGAGGACTTTTACAGTTATAGAAGACCAAATGATTCCTTTTTTACATTTAACTTGGATACTGCCGAAAACTTCTTCGGTAGAAATAACTCAACTGGTTCAACTGTAGCTGGAGAGTTTATTTGGGGTGGTGGTTTTAATGATGATGGAACTCCTTATTCCGCTAGTACTTACCCAGTAGGTCCTGGTGATGATATATTAGAAGTACAAATAACTCACCCATGGGTACAGAGTTATGTAGCATATAAAAAAGCTTATGAGACTTTAACTGGTGACACAAGTAATACTGTATTGCCAGCTACAATCCCAGCAGGACCAGGAATCGCTTGTACATCTATTTCTTCGGGTGGTAATGGAACCGCGAATGTTATGTTTAGACAATCAAGATTTATAAATTTAACATCCGATGCGTTATTAGGTAAATCACAAGCAATTTATTTAAATGAAAATACTATTGATTTAACAGCGCTATCTAACTCAGCAGATTTTAGTGGTGTGATTTGGCCTAATACTCAGTTTTTAGAAGGCAGTCCATCTATTACTGCGATTCCAACATTAGGCCAAGCAGGTGATCCTAATCTAGTTAATAGCGGTGCTGGGTATAGTAGAAATATTAAATCTTCGTTTGAAAACTTTGATCAATATACATTAGGAAAACAAAGCTGTGGATCTTATCTTTTTATATCAGCTGATGATCATGAAAATTTACAAACAGGTGGAGATTCTGCTCAATCAAGTAAATCAATAAAATTTGGACAATCTAATTCAATAAACATACCTATGGTTTTCCAATATAGGATGACTGATTATTTTGGAACGGGCTCCGGAGCTGACGGTGGTCTTGGTAATATTGGCGGTGATTCTACCGGATCTACTACAAACTTAACCTACGCAAAGAAAATAGGATTTGATGTATATCCAAATAATCAAGACCCGTATCAGTATGACATTGAGGTATTTGCAAAATATAGATCAAATAAATTAAACATAAATGTATTCCCAACAAAAACAGTAACTAAAGGGTTAAATGATTTAGAAAAAGTATTAACAAAATTAAGCCCATCAGTTACACAGACTAGAGTCAATCAGCCTGTAAGAAGAGGAGGTCGTGGCGGAGGTTCCTTCAGTGGCTTCAATAAAGGTTTATTTACTGGTGATATGTTTGATGGTGGTGGTAATTTTAATGGGAATGTCCAATAAGAGTTTAATTTTCACTAACCGTTTTGTGAATAAATAAAAAAAGTGAAAATTAAATGGCTGAAAATTTATTTGATAAAGCATCCTATAGTATAGCTAGAACTAATCCTAAACTAACTGGTAATGTTAAGTTGGTTAGTGACGGCGATAATTTATATCTAGAATCATTTAGTGCAAATACAGAATTATCATCTTCTACATTTAAAGCCTTTAAATTAAGTGGTAAGGATACTTATGATAGGGATGTTTGGAAATTCTTTCAAGGTGGAAAGTTTCCTGCGGAATTAGCATATGAAGTCTTTCAAGAATACCAAGACATATCTGTATTATCTCAGTATCAAAACCAGTATGAAATGTTTTATTCTGCTGGTACTAGGTCAGTTTCATCTAATTCATATTCACAAGATCTAGGAATGTTAGCCCCTATATGGCTAAACGAACAGATTCCTGAAAAGTTTGTAATATTCAGAATAGATAATCCAGCTGCGGTTAATAATATTCAAGAATCATTACAGAATACAAATTCAGATTTAGCTCAAACTTCTTCAGCATTTACAAAAAACGTCTTAGAGAATTGTACAGCTATAAAAACTTTTGATTTAACAACAGATAGTTTATTAGGATCTTATATTAGAAATTATAGATCACAAGAGTCATTTCCGACATCTCCTTTAAATATATCATGGAGAAAGGATGAGCCTATGCAATGGGCAGGTATTAATTATGCTAAAGGTGGGTTTACTTCAGCAGGTAGTTTTTCATATGATGGAATAGTTACACAAGACGCTACTATTATACAAAATGAATTCTTTTTTACTGAAGGGTTTGAGAGAAATAATGTTTTGGTTGCTAATTTAATTAATATGGAATTTCTGTTTACTGATGAAACTGCTTCTGATTATTCAATGAACAGATATTTTGGATTATATGTTAATGAAGTAGAGGAAGGTTTATTTGATATATCAGGTGAAGGCTTTTACAAAAATACAGAAAAAACGCAGTTACCTAAAATAACATCAGTGACTGAAGTTTCCGAGCAATTAAATACACCATTTGAAATATCTAATAGTGCAGGTGTTTTACTTTTCTTTGACCCTGCAAAAACTGAAACTGTTACAGGACTTCCTACACCTAAACGAGTAGATGAAGTCGAATCAATCTTTTATGTAAAAGATAAGGAAGATAATTTTCATACAATTAAAAAAGGTTCAACGTGGGGCGATAATCAAGTTAGATTATTTGACACTACTGTTGATGTATCTAAGTTTACTGGGTTTAAGCAGCCTGATACTTTTGCTGATGCAAAAATTATTGAAAGAAAAGGTAAAGCTACTTCCTACTTTAAAATTGATAATGAATTAATAGACGGTTTAAAAATTACATTTTATGATGGTATAGATTTAGTAGGGGAAGTTGCTGCTACTTCATTAGAGGCGCCAACACCCGGATCTAATAAAATGCAATTTTTTAATCCGTACGGAACTCCTCAAGAAATTGCCAAAGCATTAACTAATGCTATAAACCAAGGTATATCTCCAGAGAAAAGATTCTTTGTTGCATCTTATAATGATGATACTGTGTATGTTCAATCTAGGTTTGGTGGAAGTAGATTTAATAGACTTAATTTTAAAATTAACTACTTTGAATATCCTTTACAAATAAACAATCTTGTAACATACCCACTTACTACAATAGTAGATGATAATAAAAACTTTGTTGGTGGTAATGATGTAAACTCTTCTTTATTAAGAGTTGCTAATGGCGATCAAGATAGATTTGTTTTAGGTAATTGGATTCAGTCAAAAAATGGATATGCCGAAATAGGTGATTGGGTTCCTTATTTAGAAAACCCTGTAAAAAATAATGCAGGAACTGTTACAAGTTATAAAGATGTTGATGAGTATGTTATAATAACTTTAAATGATAATCAAATAAATGTTACCAATAGTGGTCAGGTAGCATTATATTCTGATTATAAACCTTCGTTTGGTAGATTTTCAATATTTCCTATGAGAGATTTTGATTATGATTTTTTCAGTACTATGTACAGCCAAATGGGTGAATTAAATTATGAATACGATCAATATAATGTACAAAACGCGACTGGCGATTATTTAAATATTAGTTCAAATCCTAATGTTAGAGATTTTTATAGCGCTGGTGGATTTTCTAAATTAGTAGGGTTACTTAGGGATGCTGATCCTGATGAAGATTTTGATACTGTTATTTCTTCAGAATATGATAGGTTAGAAGAGAATTTTTTAAGACAGCAATCTGTAGCATCTAGGGTTATTCCATATATTAATAAATGGTCTTGGTTAAATGATGGTAAGAATGTTAGAAACTTACCTTATAGTTTAAATGTTAATGAAGCATTTAGCCAAAATAATTTTGCACCGTCTAAATATACTTTAGGTCAAGATGCAGAAGGGTTTACTCATGAGTGGTATTACTTATGTGAATTTCCATATTACTTTAACAATGACGCTATAAAAAGTTCATGGAGTTATATCGATAATGCACCAGTTGACTCAACAGAAGATAACCCTTTAACTGGTGCAACATATTCACCAGGTACATTTCAAAAAATTAATAGAGATTATTTTAATGATTATTTTATTATTGACAGATTTACTACTGGGGCTGTTGGTAATATTGTAAATACTGTTGATAGACAGTTAAGATATGGTAGGTTTAGTGGTGGTGATGAAAAGAATTTTGCTGAAGCATTTTTAAGAGGTGTTAGGATTATTGCAAAAACAAAAGCAGATCCTTCAGCTATACCTAATTTTAATGCTAGGTCTTTAAAATATGTTAATGATGGTAGATTTAATGATTATAGATTTTCTGTTATGATGATACCTAATGCACCAAATAAACCAGAGACTCAGGTAAAATTTGTAAAAAATGATAAATGGAAAACTGTTGTTATGATGATATTCTTACAATTAGAAAATGATTGTATAAATGGCGCAGGCGACCAGAGTATAGACCGAACAACATTGTATTCTTATAAAAGTTTATTTAAGAATAAGCCTGCACCAGATGATTGTGAGCCATCTATCTCCGGTGGTGATTATGTTTATTTAAATGGTCCTTTACAAGGTGCAATTAATTTTAGTGCATCAGGTTGGAACGGATCAGTGGAGGCATTCTTAATACAAGGTACTAGTGATTCTGATGGAAATGAAAGTAGATTTTTACGTGATGTTACTATCGGTGCTGATGGTACTTTTAATTCTATAAGAATGGAAATTGGTACAGCGCCTAGTATAGATACTTATATTATCCAAGACATTACTAAAGTCATAAGTGATACTCAATTATTTGCTAAAACTATTACAAAAAATGGTTTTAATTTTGTTCCAGGTGGATTACAACCAACTATAATTGAAGCAAAAGGTGCAAATTATACTGTTATAGGTGGTGGATTTAATACATACGAATCTAGGTTAAATGATGTTGGTTTTGCTACATTGTTTAGATTTATTAATCAAGGTGCACCAGGAATAATATATGAAACTATTGATAAAGACGGTAATAGAGTTCTTTCGCCTGATGGTACAATGGCAGAAACTTTTTCTATAGAGCTTAGAGCACAGGCTGATATTTTAAAGTCAATTTATATAGGAAGATTACCAGATCCGGCTAAACCTACTAAATTTAATCTTACTGATGTTATAGGTTATGATTTATCGCTTCAGACAAAACCAAGAATAACACCTATCGGTAGACATGCAGGTACTTATCAACCAACCACTAAAGAATTGTTTTATTTTAGAGATCCTTACGCCGAGTTTGTTTCTATCCCCCCTGCGGAGGACGGCATATATAAAGAAAAGGTAAAATCTCTATGTAGATATAAAAATACTCAGTTTAATAGTTCTGATGTTGAAAATTTTGGACAACTAAAGAATTTATTTTACCATAAAGTAAATGAAGAAGATCCTTCTACAATATTAGAGCTATCAACCGAGGATGCATTCTTAAGCCTATATCCTCTCATTAATGAAATAGGTATAGCTAAAAGAGATTTTTATATCTTTTCTTCAAACTGGGAACCATCTTATTTTAGAAAAAGTATAGATAAATCTGAAGTTGAATCTATTATAGGTACAAGAGCTATGCTTGAGAAAAAATCTTTCTTAGGTTCTAAATACTTAAAAGTTCCACAAGAAATTACACTTGAAACATTTTTACATGAACCTGTTGCAATTAAAGATGCAATAAAACAACCTAGTTTAATAGAAGGAACATTTATGACCAGAGAAAATAAAACTTCGGTTCAATTTTTTATGTTTATACAGAAAAGATTAATTGAATTTTTATCTGGGCCTATTAAAGAACAGTTTAAAAAATATATTAAGCCTGAGTTTAGCTTTGGTGATATTGATACATTAGATGATGATGTTGAACGATACATAACTCAGAATATTTTACAGTTATATAAATTAGATGCTGTTGATTTTTATGTTAAGAGTACTAGAGCTAAGACACCGTTAGATTATTCTACTGCTGAATTAGATAATGCAGGTAAAGTAGAAAATGGTTTAACTGTTAATACTTCAATTGGGTCAAAATTATTAAATACAAATCCATTTGATCTTAGCCTAATATATAACAAAAGAAAGGGTTTTACTGAATCGTTTGGATTTAGCATTACTATAGTTAAAAAATAATGATGAAATGGCAATAACCATACAAGAATTAATTGCATCGGATACGGTTTCACAAGCGGTTGATAAGATTAATTTTAATTTTGATCAATTGCTCCTTAATGGTGGAGGGCCGCTAGGTCCAGCCGGACCAGCAGGACCTACTGGTCCAATAGGCGGTAGAGGAGAAAGAGGTAGTGAGTGGTATGAAGATGATTCAGTATCAGGTCCAGGAAAGAACCCAAATAATTTTCCACCAACTTTACTTCCGCTAAAGGCAGATTATTATCTTCAATTTAACGGTGATGTTTGGGAATATGATGGTTCTGCTTGGGTACTTACGACCATTAGCCTTCTAGGTCCACAAGGTCCAACTGGTGCATCGGTAGGATTATCACAATTTGGTAATTCACCTAACCCAGGAAACCCAGGTGGGGTTGCACCTAATAATTATTCACAAAATGCAAAAAACGTAGGATATCCTTCAATGATGCCGCAAGGGTCTCAGACTATTTCTACAGCCAACCAAGGTGTACCTACCTTTGCTGTTGGTATTGCAGGCCCAGATGATATTCAGACATATCCTAATGGTGTAAATGTAACAACAGACTTTAGAATAGTAGATGCCTTTGCTGGTACACTTGATTCATCTAATACTAGTTTTTTATTACATCAAAAAAATACTGGTGCAGCCGCTATACGGTTCATGGGCGGAACTGAGGCAGGTGAAAACTTTGAGCAACTTGATTACACTAAGTTAGCACAAATAAGACTAACTTCTGATGATGCTCTAAATATATCGGTACCTAAACAACCAACAGGCGTTGGCAGTAGTACTGATACCATTGGGTTTAATGTAGAAACGGCTGAAAGAGGACAGTCTTTTAGATCAGGTGCAGGTTTTGAATATGTCACTGGTACTAAAGGTGGTTCTGGTTCATCTTATTTTAATTCTAATTATGCAGTTACGGTTAATTCATTTAACCCTTTAGGTAGTTCACAAAAAGGTAAATTTGATTTAAATACTATTGGTGATGGTGGTACTACCCGTCTCCAGATGGGAGGTAATGATATTGTTATACCATCATCAACAGCAGCCGATGGGTTTTTAGTAGCGGAGGCCAGGTCTATAGATTTGGTGTCTTCAAGCCAAATTCAACTTATTGCACAATCTGATGCTTATATAAAATCCCAAGGCGCTGTTGTAGTTGTTGATGGCAACATTACATTAGATACAATAAACACAGGTTTTATTAATCTTACATCGGCAGGAACTGGGGATATTCATATTAATACTACCGGAGGTGGTTCTACAAAAATGCAGAGCTCTGTACTTACCAGTTTAATTACAGGTGTTAATTCTGTTGAAGTGGATATAGCAAGCGGTATAACTTTACAAACAAATCAAAATACAAATAGCATTGATTTATTAGCAATAGGTGTAAGTAGCGATATTAACATAAAGGCTACAGAAAATATAACACTAGGTACATCAGGCGCCGATAGTGCTATTTATCCTAATATAAATGTAGTGTTAAATGGAACTAATAGACGTACTCAATATAGAGGTAAGGAAACATGGGGAGCATCACTAACACCGGTCCCTGCTAATTTAATTGATGCTCCTGTATATAAACATGAATGGACTGACGCATCAGCTGCAGATAGTCCTATAGTTGGTGGTTCAGTTGTAAGGCAGATGGGTGCACAGAGTTACTATACAGATGCCGGCGTACAATATCAACAATATAATGATGGTTTTGATCAAGTAATCATAGGTAAGCCTGAGTATAATCCTGGTGTACTAGGAGGTAATAGATTAGGATTATTTGTTAACACAACTGGTCAAACTGTACCTCCTCAGTTTTCAGGCTCAGGTGGAATAAAGGAAAATCCTTCACAAGAGAGTTTTAGAGTAGATGGAACTACTACTAAGATTAGCAATAATTTAATATTTGGTGGTGAGAACGGTACTCAAGTAGTAAATATTGATCCACTATGGGATAGTCCAAATGTAAACGGTAGAGTATATAATATTACAGTGGAATCTCCTTATATACAAGTTAACATTGGAACATTTACACCAGTAAATAGTGCGGCTGCTGTTAATTCTATGACTGTACGAGACCAAGCTGATTGGGAAGCGGAGTTAAGATTAATGTTTAATAATGATTCTATGATTCATGGTCAGCAAGTTACACTTGAGGTTAATACGGTGCCATCTAAATTTGTATTCTCCGGAGCAATAAGAATGGCGGAACAATATGGTAAATTAAATATTTTCTATCAAAACATGGATAATGGTGGTGTTATAACACAAAAATCCGCTGGGTTTATTGAAACAGACCAAGCTGATATTATTAACTTTGGAGGGAACCCTACTACATACATAATGAAAACTAATCTTTATAATTTTAGCTTTAGTAACATGGGACAAAAAACTTTCTATAATGGTAATGGTGCTAATGCTGCTGGTGGAGTTAATATTCAAAAAGGATGGTCATTAAGATCTATTAGCTTCATAACATCCGGTGAGGAAAATAACATTAGTTATAACATGGCGCCTATTGCTTCATCATAATATTTAAATAATAAAAAATGACAAAAAAAGAGAAAAAAGAATTAACTAATTTTGTAGATAGATATAAGCAAATAGAAACATCTATTGATCTTATGCAAAAAAGTATTGTAAGTTTAGCTGAAAAAAGAGATAATCTTTTTGAGGAATTAGACACTATGAAAAACCAAGAGAAAGCGTTTATGGATAAGCTTATTAAAAAATATGGAGAAAGCAATGTTACCCCATATAAGTTAATGAAAATTTACGAAGAAGGATTATGATAATTTTAAAAAACATAATAGGAATACTTACTGATCCTAAAAACACAAGAATGTTTTTACTAGGAGGTATTGTAGTGTTATGTATTTTATTACTAAGACAATGTCAAGCAACGGACGAGGCCAAAGGTGAAGCAAGTAGAATTGAGAATAATTGGAAAGCTTCATTAGATACAATAGAAAATTATATTGATAAAAATGGTAATGCAGCCGCAGAGATACGAGCTTTAAATTTATCATTAGAAGAAATTGAAGATGAATTAGAATACGAAAAAGGAAAGCCACCATTAACGGTAATAAAAACGGAAACCGTAATAGAGGAAGTTATAAAAGAAGTACCTGTAGTTGTCGTTGATACAATAGTAGGAAATTTTAATTCAGCGTTAACTTTTTCGGATACTGCGTCTTGGGGGAAAAGCTTTAGAGAAGTAGGAGTTTTTGTCCCGTATGAAATTGGCAAAACTTCTATAGACTTTGGTAATGCAACTATTGATCTAAAGCAAAATATATTTTTATCTGCTTCGCTAATAAGAGATAATAAAACAAAAGAATTATTTGTAAATCTTTCAACAGACTATCCTGGTACTACTTTTAATAGTGCTGAAGGAATATTAATTGATCAAAGAAGTAAGGCATTTAAAGATTTGCAATATCAAAATAGAAAAACATTAGGACTAGGATTACAACTAGGTGTTGGTCTAAGCGGTAATGGATTTGCGCCTTATGTTGGTGTAGGTTTAAATTACACCCCTAAGTTTTTGCAATGGTAAATAAATAAAAAAATGGAATCATCTAAATTTTTACAATTATCGGACGGAATATTATTAGAGTATATTTATACTAGTCAATCTAATCCAACCGAACTTAATACTGCTGATTACCCTATAGATATAATGAGGGATGGTCATACAGGTGGTAGCTATTTATTTAATACGAGTAATGTTTCAGCCGAGATAGGTAATTATACAGATATTTCTGCTGCTGCAATCAACAAAAATAAAACTCAGTATGCTTATTTAGATACCGACATAGGTGTACCTTATAATGATTTTGATCCTTTATTAACTGATACTGCTAATTTATTACAATCATTTTCACCAGAGCAAAATATTGCATATGATAAAATAAGAGTACATTTTATATCAGGGTTTTCTTTTACAGGGTATGACGGTATTATATTTGAAACATTAGTTCCAAGGAGAGATGGTGTAATGTTAAATTTATCTTCCATAAATTTCTTAAAGACTGATACTCCAGTATTTAATCCAGATCCAGTTTTAATAAATGATAAACTTTACGCATCATATATAGAGTGGATGGTTCCATCTTTATTCTTTATGAATAATACGCCTAACCTTACTACAGATACAAATTCTTTAGGAAATAAATTAACAGAAGGTCAAGGATTTTTAAATACCCCTACTATTACGTTTAAAGCAACAGGTATTTATGAAACTATAATTGAAAATAGCTATAGTTATTATAACGTTGAAGAAATTAATTCAGTTACATTACCAAGTAGAGATATTTATGATAATCTATATGCAAGTGTAATTGAATCAGATGGGGGAGATTATTTTGAATTATCTGGCCAAGTTACCGGTTCTACATTTCAAGATTTTATAATGCAATTAAATGCCGAGTCAGGTGGATTAGACAATATAGTATTTCATGAAATTAATGTAAGCGAACAGATAGATACAATTTTTACAAAAACTAGTACACAAGTATTTACTCAGACTACACAATTTAATGAACCAATATTATTTAGGCCAATTATTTTAAATAGTGCTGTTGCTGCATCCTTTACTATTAATTATGTTCTAAGAATTTATAATAGAGCAAATAATACGCAGATAATTAAGCAAGCTAAATTAACCTCATTTGATGTTAAGAAATATGGTAGGCGTTTAATGAAAATAAATTTAGGTGTTGTTCCTACTGTGGCTAATGTATATAATCAGATAGCGGCAGATGATGGTAATAACATTATAGTTAATAATGGAGGTGGTGCTGGGTTACCTGGACAGACAACTGAAAAGGTGGTTGAAAAAATGGTAGTAAAAACTAAATATGTAACTTCATTTAGAGATAAGTTAAATGTAAAGGCTGCAATATCTCCAGCTAAAATACAAACAATAACAGAAAGCAATGGCGGAACAGAATAACAAGGTAAGCGCATTTACAAAACCAGCAAAGTCAATACCATTGGCATCAACTGCACCTATTGGAGTTTCAACAAATGTAGCTACCACTAAACCTTACCAAGAATTTTTTCAGAGATTTATAGTATTAGATCCTAATGCTAGAACTTTACCTAACGGTGATGGTACAATACGAATATCACCTTTTGATGATTATATTATCTTTACTTTATATGATGATACCGTAGGATCTGTTCCTGTTGATCCGGCTAACCAAAAACAAGAAAACCCTAATGAAGCTGCGGCTTTCGTTAATACCGCTGAGTCACCAATAGATCTTAGTAATGTAGGTACCCTTACTTTAGTTTTTGTTGGGGAAAATGATGAAATTAGAATTCCTAATTGGACACAGGTACAAAACGTCGATTTATCACAAGGGCAAGTATTATTTAGAATAGACAAAGAAAGCTCAAAAAAGATTTTATCTTTAGATAATAATAACTTTTATATCTCTACTAGAATGGAAGATGTAAATGGTGTTAGTGACGAAAGTGTATTGTATACAGGTACATTCTTAGGCTTAACCGATGCAGCACAAGAAAGCATGACATCCAAAATGGAAGCACAAGCTGCCTTATATTCAGATGAGCTTGCGAGATTGCAATTACAGATATTAAATTATGAAGCAAACCAAGCAGAGTTATTATCTACTATAGAAGAATTAAATTCAACTATTATAGCTTTAGAAAATTCTAATATTGCATTAGCAGATCAGGTTGAGGTTCTATCAAATCAGTTAGGAAGTACCGAGGCTGAATTGGCAATAGAAGAATCTAGAAATGCTCAATTAAGAGCGGATCTTGCTAGAAAAAAGAAACTGCAAGTAATGAGTTTAGCAGTTAGGGCTAACCAAGCTAAATCAAAGGCTAGGTATAGAAGATTCTTTAGACAATCGGCTAGAGCTAATCAAAGTTTTAATACAACAAAAAATGCAATAAGCTTCCCAACCAGCTTTAGGCGAATTTCATAATAAATAGGATATGATATTAAGCGCAAGAAATAATCAGTTTAAATTTGAATTTCCTAGAAATTTTATACCTAAGGAAATTTCAGATAAATATAAACCATACTTAAATAGAATGCCAGGTGCAATGATAAAAGAACCTATTGACTATTTTAATTATGGTATACAGTCAATGAATTTACCAGGACCTAGCTTTGACCCAGTAACACAAAATGATTTCCCAGGTAACACCAGAAGATTTAGAACCAGCTTACCTAAGCAAGAACTTTTTGATAAAGAGTTAACTGTAACTATGCAAGCATTTGATGGTTGGGTAAATTACTGGATGGCTATTGAAGTATTTGAATACTATTATAAGCAAAGTGGAAAAAATCCATTTGTGCCTGAAGGTATAGGCTTACAAATGATAGACGGGGATGGTAATATTTTTGTAACTTGCCAAATGAAAGATATGATAATGACAGGTGTAAGCGCATTAGATTTAAATTTCTCAAGTAACACAATAGAATTCCAAACCTTTGATATTAACTTTACTTATAACATTTTAGAAACTAAGGTTAATCTTGTCTAATATATAAACAAATAGAAAAGCAATGAAAACATTTAAAGACTATCTTACTGAAAATCATAATGAATCGGTAGACATACAAAATCTATTAAATGAATCTTATGATTTAACAGAAGAACAAGAAGCTGCAATTGATAATGCAGTTGATAGAATCATGGAAGAACATAATAATGGTAAAGACTTAGAGATTATTATGGAAGAGATTATTAATGAAGGTATATTAGGATCTGTCTTAGGTGGACTCACCGGTTTTGCATTAGGAAAATCTGTAGGGAAAGCAATTGCAAAAGTACTAGGTATCCAAAAGGGTGCTTTATATGATTTATTAACCAGTCGATTAATCGGTGCTGCATTAGGTGCGGTATTAGGTAAGAGACTATAATTTAATATAATTGATTTACACAGGTATAGACTTCTCCTTAAACAGCCCAGGTACTTGCACACAGGACCATAAAGGCAAATACACATTTATTACATTTTTCAATTACGGAAATAGAATATGGGATGATGCTGGTAAAAAAATACCTAAAGCGTTCTCCATACATAAAGAGTTAGTAGATGATAAAACTATATTAGGATTTCCGTATTATAGACAAGTAAAAGATAAAGACTTTTTACTTAGGGAACGGGAAAAACTCACGGATGGTCAAAATATAGCAGACTTAATTTCAAATATTTTAATAACATTATATGGAACCGAAAACCATAAGATTGCATTAGAAGGTTTTTCGTATGGTTCAAAAGGTAACTCATTTATTGACATAGTTCAGTATAATACATTTTTAAGAAATGAAATAGTTAATGCTTGGGGTGTAGAAAATATTTCAATATATCAACCATCTCACGTAAAGAAATTAGCTGGAAAAGGTAATGCAAACAAACATTATATGGTAAAGGCTTTCCAAGATGACGTTTTTAATGATAAAGATTTAAGGAAAACTAAATTATGGAAATGGACTCAAGGTAAAGACTTTACAGAAAAGATCCCTAAACCTATAGATGACTTAGTAGATGCGTATTTTATATTAAATGCTAATAAAGAAAAAGGGTGGTCATTGAATACTTAATACATAGAAAACCACTAAATACTTTTATGTCTAGTAATTACATACTTTTCTTTCTTCAATCTGTTAAATTTTATATATAGCAATTAGAACTTAGTTTCAGAATATTATGATAAAAGCAATAAAAAATAGAATATTTATTAAAAAAGATGAACTACCAGAGAAAATAGGTAGTATATATGTACCTAAAACCGAAGGTCAGTATGCTCCACCTTATTCTGGAACAATCATATCTGTAGGTAATGACATAGAGGATGAGGATTACAAAGTTGGGGCAAGAGTCCTATTTCATGATTTAGCTGGAACTGAATTTAAATATAATGATGAAACTATATTCAGCATCAGAGAAAATGATGTAACCGCTATTTTACAATAAAAAAGTTCTATTTAGTCTGAAACTAAGTAGAGATATGAATATATAATAAACAAAGGAACTGATATATTCAGGGACTTATAAACAGGCATATAACAAGGCAAAGTATATTGGCAATACCCGGGCAAATTAAAAATAGGCAGAGCTGCGTTATATCCACAATTAATAACAAAGTAAAATAAAAAGGCAATTAAAATGGCAAATGAATTCGACATTTTCAGTGTTAGCGTCAAGGACCTAGACACTGGAGACAGACCGCAAACAACAAGCGATCTTTACACACCGAAACCTGATCAAGGTTCAGACGGTACTTACCGTTCACTAATTAGGTTTTTACCTAATGCAAAAAATCCACGTAAACCTTTCGTTCGTAAATATGTCTACTGGTTAGAAGACAGAGATGGCAATGGCTTTTACGCAGACTCACCTTCAACGGTTGGAGACAAATGTGCTGTACAGGACATGTTCTTTAAACTTAGAAACTCTGAATCTGCTGTAGACAAAAAGATGTCAGAGGGACTTAAGCGTAGAGAAGTATTTTATGCATTAGTACAAATCGTAAAAGATCCACAAAACAGAGATCTTGAAGGACAAATTAAAGTAATGAAATTTGGATACAAGATTAAAACTAAAATTGATGAAGAGTTAAATCCACAGTTTGATGAACCTACTCAAGTATTTGATCCTTTTGAAGGAAAGAATTTTGAATTAGTAATTTCAAAGAAAGGTGGTTATCCAAACTACGATTCATGTAAATTCCAAGGGAGTAGATCTCCAATGTCAATTAACGGTAACGATGTAACAGCTGATGACGCAGGAAGAACTGCAATTCTTGATTACATTAAAGATGCACCGGATTTAGGCAACTTTGACTACAGACCATGGACTGATGAACAGAGAAATAAAGTAATGGGCGTACTATCTCAATTTAGTAACCCAGGATCTTCTATTGATACTGTTACTGCAAAATCTGCACCAGCACCGGCTGCAACTAAAGCTGCTGCTGCGACTGTAACAGAAACCGCTGCACCTTCTGCAACGGCAACTACATCTAAAACCGAAGATTCTTCTAAGGGAGATGATTTTGATGATTTCATTAACGGTTTAGATCTTTAATCATATGGGAACAGAAGTAATAATATCTTCTGAAATGAAAGCTCGGATCATCGATAAGGTGGTCCGAGTTCTTCATCAAAACCATTCTCATCCTGAGAAAAGAAGAATATTAGAAAGTAAAGAAAGATTAAATTTTGCTTGTCCTTATTGTGGTGATTCACATGATACACCTAGAAAAAAGAGAGGTAATTTATATTGGAACAATTTACATTTTCATTGTTATAATTGTTCGGCTCATGAAAGTTTAGATGTATTCTTAAAGGATCATAATTTAAATTTTGAAGGTGATGATAGAATTAATGTTCTTAATTACATTAAAGATAATAGTAAAAACTTTTCTTTAGGCGAAACTTTAGAATTTCATTTATTTGATAAAGCTAACAAATTAGCATTATCTTTTGATGAGATTGCAGTAGGGTTTAATGTATATCCTATTAATTCATTAACATATAGAGCTTACCCATATCTTAAGAGTAGATTACTTCACCATAAGACCGAAAAATTTGGTTATGACCCAAGGCGTAAAGAGTTGTATGTTTTTAATTTAAATAAAGAAAATAAAATAATAGGATTTCAGGTTAGGGCATTAGAAAATACCACTGGCCCTAAGTATAAGACTTGGAATATAGAAAGAATATATGATAGATTAAAAAAGCAACTAAATGTTTCTGAAGAAGAATTAGATTCTTTAAATAAAATATCAATGATATTCGGTATCTTAACAGTTAATTTAGGTAGAGAGTTTACAATATTTGAAGGACCTATAGATTCTTTCTTTATGTCAAATACAATAGGCTTGACTGGTGTTAAAAAACAGATTTTAGATTTTGATGAAATTCCTACAGCAAGATATATGTTTGATAATGACTATGAAGGTAAAGCTAAAATGATACAAAAGCTAAAGAAAGGGCAAACGGTTTTTATGTGGGATAAATATTTAAAGGACTTTAGTATACCTAAGAAAAAGGTAAAAGATTTAAACGATTTGGTTAAGTATGAATTTAAGAATAGAACTGGGTGCTTAAATGAGTTGGATAAATATTTTACAGATAATCATTTAGATTTAATTTTCTTATGATAAAAAAATATAATGAATTTGTGACCGAACAGTTTGATGATTTCTATAATGATTTTGAAAATTCAAAAAAGAAAATAAAACTCTTTACTAAATTTGATAAAATAGAGCTTAGTAAAATTGATAAAACATTTTCTTTACCAGAACCTAAAAGAAAGTTTCAACCAAAGATTAAAAGTTACAAAAAAAATAATAATAATAAAGGGATATTTTAATGGCATTTGACGATACACAAATAAAGGAAGCTAACGACCAACTAGAAATTAGATTAGGCAAAGATAGGGATGATTGGAAACTTAAGATTAAAGATCTTGTATCCAAGCTAAAAAATATGAATGAACTATCAGAATGTCAAGTAAGAATGTTGTCATATAGACAAATCTTATTAGATAAAGTAACTGATTTTAAAACAACAATATATAAAAGAAATGCTACTTGGGATAGGTACTATAAAAATCAATACCGAGAGTATTCAATTAACTATGATGTTAAATTAACTAACGGCGAAAAACATCAATTTATAAAAGCAGATCTGTCTTCTTTAAAAACACAAATAGACATGCTACAGTCACATATAGATTATTATTATGAATGTATTAAGACTTTAGATAACATGGCATTTGCAATAAGAAACAGAATAAACTTAGATGATAAGGAATTTTAATGGAACTATCTCTGTCGGAAAATAAAAAGTTTTTAGTAATTGATTCATGTACCGAATTGGAATATGAACAATTAAAATCTAGTCTTACTAAGAAAATAGAAGGGTGGCGGTTTCACCCATTGGTAAAGAAAAAGGTTTGGGATGGTAACATTTCATTTATTAAAAGAAACAAAATTCCGGCAGGTTTATGGAAGGAAGTAATTGATATATGTAAACAATATGATTACCAATTTACATTAAATGGCATAACCGATATTTTTGATACTTCTATAGACGAAGAAATTTTTAAAGCATGGGTAGATGAATTTTTTGCAAAGTCTGAAATTAAACCAAGAGATTATCAAATTGATGCAGCAATAAAGATTTTAAAGTATAGAAGGTGTTTGGCTGAATTGGCAACTTCTGCCGGTAAAACTTTAATCTCCTTTATGGTAGTTGCTTATATGATGGAACAGTTAGGTAAAAAGAAAATCCTAATGATTGTACCTAATGTAAGTTTGGTAGTACAGGCAAGTGGAGATTTTGAAGAATATAATAAAGGTAGAGTTCCTATTAAGATTCAACAGATTTATGCTGGTGTTAAATTACGAAAGAGTTCAAATGTAGTTATAGGTACTTATCAATCTTTAACTAAAAAGGACGAAGAATACTTTAGCCAATTTGATGCAGTCTTTGTAGATGAAACTCATAAAGCAAAAGCAAATTCAATCCAAAAGATAATGGATAAATGTTGGCACTGTGATTATAGATTTGGTTTAAGTGGTACTATTCCTAAAAGAGGAACTGTAAATAGGTTAAGTCTAATGTCGGCAATGGGTCCGTTAGTAACCCAAGTAAAAGCTGCTCACTTACAAGAAGAAGGTCATATTGCAAAATGTAAAGTATTACAGATCCACATGGAATATGCAACCGATGCACAAAAGGAAGCGTTTTCTTCTCTATCTAAAAATCCGTATGATAGACAAAAATTATTTAGCTTAGAGCAAAATTTTATTAATGAAAGCGAAAAACGGTTAGATTTTGTTTGCCAAGTAATTAAAAAGTCAACATCTAATTCACTAGTACTATTTCATAAAATAGCATACGGTGAAAAACTATATAAAAAACTTAGGACAATAACAGATAAGAAAGTTTATTATGTTGATGGTTCTGTTAAGTCTGACTTTAGAGAAGAATTTAAAAAGAGAATGGAAAAGAATGATGATGTTATTATTGTAGCATCATACGGTACATTTTCAACTGGAATATCAATTAAAAATATACATAACATATTTTTTACAGAATCATTTAAATCGGAAGTCATTATTAGACAGTCTATCGGTAGAGGTTTAAGAAAGCATGCAAGTAAAGATGTAGTAAAAATATATGACTTTATTGATGATTTTAGATATAAAGTAGATGATCATGACTGGGTAAATTACATATACAGACATGGGATGGAAAGAAGAAAAATTTATAAGGAAGAAAAGTTTCCTTTTGAAGTACAAAATGTTAGGTACTGATATAATATCTTTCTCATGAGAGATGGATATATAAAAAAAGAATCAAAAAAAGATAATTATAATGAAACCAATTAAAAAGTTTTCACTGATGGCTAAAGCTGATGATTCAATTAATGAATCGGCTGACCCAAATCATGATGCTGTAATGGATCTAGTTAAAAAGATGGGTTACGAAAGTGTCGAAGAATTAAAGAAAGAAAAAAATCTTTTAACTAAATTAGAAGGTTTATTAAAAGATGTTTCACCAAAGGACGATATTTCTGAGGATGAACTTGAAGAAGATAGAGCCGAAGATATAGCTGATGAAGTTAAAAAGAAAGGTGAACCTAAATCA